ACTGGCTTACAGGTCACCTCTGACATTACAAACAGTACAAGTGGAACACCTGCTGTTCATCGATACGTTTATCACAAGCAGTTAGCAAAAGAAAGTGACGTTAAACAATTATCAGATGATATTAATGCTTTCAATGAAAGATATAGAACAGCAACAGGTAGCAATCCATCATCAAATAATCACGCTGGAGATCTATTCTTTAGTCAAGATACTGACAAAATGTATGTCAGGAATGCAGCCAACAATGCATGGGATGAGGTCGTATCTGTTGGTGAATTCTTTATAAATACATTATCAAGTGCAGGTAGTAATAGTGATTCTCCTCCCGGCGGTGCAAGTGCATTTAATGGTACAGCTAGAAAATTCACTCTTAGCAATCCTCCTTCTGTAGCTCAACAATTAATTGTCAGTATTAATGGAGTAATTCAGAAGCCTAATTCAGGTACTGCATTTCCATCAGAAGGCTTTAGTCTCAATGGATCTGTAATTCAATTGGCTGCTGCTCCAGCTTTAAATGCACCATTCTTTATTATTACAATTGGATCAACAGTTAACATCGGAACACCATCAGCAGAGACAGTTGATTATGCAAAATTAAAAGTAAGTAATACAGGAAGTAATGGTCAGGTTCTATCCAAGAGTGGATCAACAGAGGGATTGACTTGGGTTGATGCTGACAGTTATCCAGCTTTAACAAATACAAATAGTACAACACAACTAGGAACAACAAGTGCAGGTCATCAATTAACAGTTGGTAAAGGCGGATCTTACGTTGATAACTTTATAACTTTCCATACATCTAGCGGTACCGTGCCACGCCTTAGACTAGATAGTGGTGGTTATTTTGAAGTTACTGGAGCTTATAACGCTGGTAATTCTATTGGGACTGCTTTCAAAGTTGGTGGATATCAAGGCACTACTGAGGCTTATCACATCAAACCGTTTGCAGATAGTCTCTATGATTTAGGAACTAATACAGTTAGATATCGGAACGTATATGCAGATACTTTGTATGGAGATGGATCAAATTTAACAGGAGTCAGCTCTGCTGAGGTTTATGGTTTCCATCAGAATTCCACTGGAAATTTAATAGTAACGACAACAAACGGTGGAGCTGATAACATTAGCGCATCTGACTATGCTGCTTTTGAAGACACTGTCTTTGCTGCTACTGGAATTTCCTTTAGTATTAATGCAAGTGGCAATCTAATCGCAACGATTTCTTAAATGGCTACCATTGATCTCGGCAAAATTAAAATCAATTGGCGTGGCACGTACAACAACGGTACTGCCTATGCCATAGATGATGCCGTCGAATATGCAGATGGTGGAGTAACTTCTTCTTTCATTTGTACCGCAGCTTCAACAGGAAATGCTCCGTCAACTGGTGGAACAGTTCATGGGTCATGGGATTACCTAGCCAAAGGTGCAGCGGGATCACCTACTACAACTAGAGGGGACATAATTTATAGAGGTGCAAGTGCAGATGAAAGGCTAGCCAAGGGAACTAATGGACACGTACTTACAATGGGTGCTAATGACCCAGCTTGGGCAGCGGCTGCTTCAGGTACTGTAAAAAAATATTATTTTTATCAAGACAACTCAGCATATACAACTACTAGTACTAGCTGGGGTGATAGTAATTTTGCAACAGCAGCTTATGTCCCTACAGCTGCATCCGGCACCAGTCTTCTTTTATTCTTTGACTTTAAAGTGTATTGCGGAGCAGGTACAGCTACTTATGAAGCGAAGCCAAGACATCGTTTTCCATTAAGAGTTCAAAGAAAAATTGACAGCGGTTCTTGGGGTGACATTCTTGCCTTTAATACTGACGCTGCGGGTGGTGGTGCATTACTTGGTATTGACTTCAATAATTCCGATACTGACATGATTGGTTTACATGGATACTCCAGTGTCTGTGTGAAAGACAACCCTAATACAACAGGTAGTGTTTACTATAAAGTGCAGATGAGAGCTGGCTTAAGTGGCATGAGTACAACATTATCGGGTGGAGGCAAATCCATCCTTACACTTCTGGAGGTAGAAGACTAATGTCATTGCATGAGAAACACGAAGCTCTACATAGCTTAAAACCAGGAGCAGAATGGAGTTGGTCTGGTCTTGATGGTGATTATTCAAAACTAACTTGGATTGATTCAAAGCAAACCAAACCTACAGAAGCAGAATTAAATGCCGAAGTAGCAAGATTGCAATCTGTATTTGACAGTCAAGAATATGCAAGGACTCGTAAAAGTCAGTATCCTCCTATCGGAGATCAGCTTGATGACCTGTATAAAAAAGGTGCATTTTCTGATGAAATGGCAGCGAAACTGAAGAAAGTAAAAGACGATAACCCTAAGCCTTAATTAAATGGGATTAACACAAGTCAACACCGACGGCGTCAAAGATGATGCGGTAACGGCTGGTAAGATTCCGGCGAATCAGGTCGGATCATCTGAGATAGCTGATGATGCAGTGGGAGCAGCTCAGATAGCTGATGATGCAGTGGGAGCAGCAGCTATAGCTGACAATGCCATTTCAAATAGTGCCATTGCAGCTGATGCAGCTATTAGTGCAAATAAAATATCTGGTTTAGCTACCTCTGCCACTACAGATACAACTAACGCTAGTAATCTTGCATCTGGAACAGTACCAACAGCAAGACTTGGAAGTGGAACAGCAAACAGTTCAACTTTTTTGAGAGGAGATGGTTCTTGGGCTGAAGTTTCACTAACAACTTTAGAACAAAACATCTCGCAACTTGCTTTATATAGAGCAGCAGATCACTCTAAAGCTAAATTTAATTTAGTCGATCAAGTTATAGATACTTATCAAGATAATTCAGGTATAGATACTTCAGCTAGTACAGGAGAAGTCTTAACAAGTGGGTATTATCACGGTCAAACTAGCTCACAAACTACTAACGATTTAGCAATTACAGCTAGTAATTCAGTTGGAGCAAGTTGGTCCGCTACTGATACTAGCTCTGGTTTAAATGGTTATGCCTATAAAAGAACTTCGGGTGGTTATGTCTACTATCAGCTACCACATATTTCCAGTGGTAATGGTTTGAATGGTGGATCAGGAGCTAGCACTACCTCATATACAGTAACAGCCACTTCTACTGGAGATATTGATGTAATGATTGTTGGGGGCGGTGGTTCAGGGATGAGTAGTCATGGTGGCTGGGACCAATCAGGCAACGGCCCTGCTGGTAATGGTGGAGGAGTTGCATACCATACTGGAGTAAGCCTTTCAGCTCAAACTTATAACGGTACGGTTGGAGGCGGCGGTAATGGTTGGACTTCAAACAATGCTGGATTAGCCTCTACGATGTTTGGCTATACAGGAACAGCAGGAGCAGCAGCAACTAATACTTACTACAAAGGCGGTACTGGAGCTAATGGTACTCAAGCATCTGCTTTCAGTGATTATGGAGATGGCTCTAATAATGGCTGGTTTGGTGGTCAAGGTGGTTCAGGTGGCGGCAGTGGTGCTGGTTATTACGGAGGTAATGGCGGCGGTGGCCGTGGAGCTGGAACTCAAAGTACCAATGGAGGAAACGGTGTTCACGGAACAGGCGGTGGAGCAGGTGGATCAATCGGCGCATACGCTACAGGTAGTGGAGGTCATGGCATGATTCTTATTCGTCATGAAACAGGTGAATTCACCCAAACAACCACTACTGAAGGAGCCGACATATCTCTTCAATCCAATGCGAACACTGCAAGTTCAGCACCTAGTAGTGGAGATTTAGTTATTAACATTGAGAATGCAGCAGGTACTGCAACACTAAATACAGACATCAAAGCTTATATTTCAAGAGATAATGGTACTAACTGGACTCAAGGAACTTTAGTTGATGAAGGAAGCTGGGGTACAAATAAGAAAATCTTAGCCTTCCACAATTTAGATATTTCTGGTCAACCATCAGGTACTGCTATTAAATATAAAATTACAACACATAATCAAGCTGCTAATAAAAACACTAGGATTCATGGAACTGCATTAGCTTGGGCATGAGGAAAATTATTGATGGTATTGCAATAGCTAGTGGCGTTGGTGTCCTAGCAATTGTTGGTGGCGGGGCGTATGGGTACTTCTGGTTCCAAGGAAATAAGGATGCCTTAATGCAAAAGGCTGTAGAACAAGTAACAAAATCTATAAAACTACCTGGGCTATCGAGTCCCGCCCTACCTACTGCAAATCCAAATAAAGGAAAATTACCATTTTAAATGGTTGAATTACCATGCCAATGTTCTCATTGCGTGGAAGTAAGAAAGCAGCAGACCCGCTACGGGTTACATCATCGTGAGCGAAATACCAAAGATAAATGTACAGAAGATAGAGCCCGTTCCTTTATGGAAGATACAACCACCTCAAGCTCTTAGAGTTCCAGCTCCAGTAACAGTTCGATTAGGCTTTCCTATTATCGATATGCCTGGATGTGTTGTAACTAGAAAGAGTAATAGGGAGAATAGTGCATTAGTTAGCAATGATCCAGATGGGAA